GCGCTTGACGGGCTCCGCGGCGTACTGTACACGTACAGCATTCAACCGCTGGAGAGCGATATGTACGCCACCAAATCACTGCACTTCGAAGTTACCGCACCGGTCAACCATGACGGCGACAAGGAACCGCGCGTTCACGTCCAGTTCTATTCAATCACAGACGGCGTTAAGAAGCTCGGCACGGTCCAGCACGTCTTGCAGTCTGAATGGTCGCAGTACCGCGCGCATCTGGAACAAGGCGGCTGGACGGAGCGGACGCAGGGCACGCGCTGGTTTGAACACTAAGTGACTACTTCGCCGCGAGCCCCGCGAGCCCCGAGAACATGGAGCCGATGCCGCCCCCGATACCTTGGTCGGCTTTGGCCTGCGCGCCGGCGATTGACGCTTGCGCGTTCATGTTGGACTGCAACACGCCGCTTTGCTGACCGGTCGACGTCTGGCCGACACCGATGCCCTGGAACAGGTTTCCGAGTGCGGTTTCGAGCTGGCCGAACTGCTGTTGGTTGCCCTGCAGGTATTCGCCATACGCTTGGTTGGCGAATTGGCTGGCAATGCCCTGCTGCATGGTCGACAGCTCGCGCTCGGTGCCGCCGGACAGCAGCTTGCCGCGCGCCGCCGCGCTGTTGTTGACGGCTTCGGTTCCCTGCCCGATCGCGTACTGCGCCGCCGGCGAGGTCTGGTAGTTCTGCATAAAATCGTTGTACGACTGCACGTTGTTGGCGCCGTTCATAAAGCGGCCCCCGCCGACTGTGGCGTCGCTGCCGGCGATCGTTTGTGTCGGCTGCAGGAACGACGCCCCGAAGTTCTGGTAAGGCTGCTGCATCGCCATGCCGCTGTTGGCCAGACTGTCTTCCGTGTTCGACGCCCGCGCGAGGTCGTCCGACGCCATGGCGCCGCCGATGATACCGCCCAAACCTGACCCGAAGTCGGAAGCCATCGAAAGCCCCTTGTAAGTGTATGACAATTTCGGTAATCATAGCGAATGCAGACGAAAACGTCAAAAACCACGATGATTTGCGTTCGGGTCCCGTCGGGGCTGGTCGATCGGGTCGACTATGTCGTCAGGAACACCGACAGCGAACGCGTTACGAACCGGTCCCGGGCCGTCTCCGCAGCCTTGGAAGGCTGGACCAAGGCAGAGGAACTGAAACTTGAAGCGCTCGGCATCAAGAAAAAGTAGACCTGCGGTGCCGAAGCGCCCGGAGGAAATCTCCGAAAACTGCCTGCAAAAGCACACAAATCAATGGCTCCGGAAGACCTACCCGGGCTTGCTCGCCTTCCATGTCCCGAACGAACGCAAGGGCGGCATCGGCGCCGGCGTGCACTTCAAAGCCATGGGCGTGCTGGCCGGTGTTGCCGACTGGTTGCTGTTCCCGAAGTGTGGGCGCAAAATTGCCATCGAATTGAAAAAGGAAGGCGGCAAGGCGCGCACCGGTCAAGAGGCTTTCGAAAACGCGTGGCGCTGGACCGGCGGCGAATATTTCCTGGTCGACACGCTAGCGGAGTTCCAGTCGATCGTTAACGCGGTGATGTTGTTCTGATGGCGGCTTACTACAACGAAAAAGACCCGTTCGCGGCGGCGTGGCTGCGCGAACTTATCAAGGCCGGCGCCATCGCGCCCGGCGACGTTGACGAACGGAGCATTGAAGATGTCGTTCCCGTGGACCTCCGAAAATACGCACAATGCCATTTCTTTGCCGGCATCGGCGTTTGGTCCTATGCCTTGGGACGCGCAGGCTGGCCCGACGACCGCCCCGTGTGGACCGGCTCTTGCCCGTGCCAGCCTTTCAGCGCGGCAGGCAAAGGCGGCGGGTTTGCTGACGAGCGGCACCTATGGCCCGCATTCCTGCACCTCATCCGCGAGTGCCGCCCTGACGTCGTTTTTGGAGAGCAGGTTGCGAGCGTTGACGGGCTCGAATGGCTCGACCTTGTACAAACTGACATGGAAGGGGAGAACTACGCCTTCGGGGCTGTCGATACCTGCGCTGCGGGCTTCGGGGCGCCCCATATCAGACAGCGGCTTTACTGGATGGCCGACGCCGACGACTGCGGACGGATCGGGCGGCGGTCAGGCGAAACGAGCCATGGGAGAGACTCGGCACGGATCGAACCTGAACGACTTTGCAATGCTGGCGGGATGGCCGACGCCGACGACACGGGACCACAAGGACGGAGCATGCGACGGGACAGTGCCGGAGAACGGCTTGTTGGGCCGGGTAGTGTGGAAGGCGACGAACAGCCCGGCCCGACTAACGGTTTCTGGAGAAATGCAGACTGGCTCCTCTGCCGGGATGGAAAGTGGCGGCCAGTTGAACCCGGCACATTCCCGCTGGCTCATGGGGCTGCCAACCGTGTGGGACGACTGCGCGGTTATGGTAACGCTATCGTCGCCCCGCAAGCGGAAGCCTTCGTTCGCATGGCCTTGGAATACCTAGGCTAGACGATTTGCACCCACGCGCCGGCGAGCTTGACATAAATATGCTTGGTCGCCCCGGTCGCCGCATACCAGTCGTTATCGTTGCCGAGCCCCGCACCGGGAGCACCCGACCCGTTCAAGAGCTGCGCCCGCGCCTGCAGCGCTGTGATAGCCGTGGCGTTGGCTGTTATGTTGGCGGTGTTCGTTGCGATGTTGGCGGTGTTGGCCGCAACCTCGCCATTTAGCGTTGCGACTTCGCCGTTCAGCGTCGTGATGCTGATTTGCTGTGCCGCGACCTCTGCGACCAGTTCCGGAAAACCGTCGATGTTGCCGCCGTCGATCGTTCCGTTATTCTTCAGGAACGCGGTCACGGCGAGGAACCACCGGTTAAGCTCCGGATTTGCTGCCGCGATCGGCGGGGGCGGGGGCGGTTTCGCAAGTGCCATTGACAAAATCCCGTCTGTACGTGTACAGTGTGCAAATCAACTAGAGGGCTGAGACATGTACACCATTCAATACCAAGCCGTTGACGGCACGCACAAGATGCAAGAGGTAGCTTGCAAGGCGCGCAGCACCTTGGCGATTTGGCTTGCTCGCGCCGAATACCCGATTATGGCGGTCTACGAACAGACAACGCCCATCACCAAGGCAATGCAAAAAGAGCTGCAAAGCTGGCCGGGCAGCCTGTCGCGCTGTGCTCGCGAATTTGCAGACCATGGACCCCGCGCCTAGTTTCCCGGACTGATAGTCGCGAAGAACTCGTCAAATTCAAACGGCGCCCTGCTGCCAAAATACTGCATGCGAAGCTGTCGGCGGCGCGCGGTGCCCATCCTGAACGCGATAGCTCGCTTCGTGCCGGGCGACGGGAACGTGATTTGCCGGGCGCCCTTCCAGGTCACGCCGCGGTCTTCGCTCCAATCGAGTTGGAACGTGCCGGCCGACGGCCCCATGGAGCTGGTCGCGTCCAACTGGTCAAGCGTGTGCTTCGCCGACTGCGCCCCGAGCCACGGCGTTATGACAGTGCGCGCGATCGTACCGGCCGGCTCGGTGGCGCTGTTGAGGTCCAGCAGGCAGATTTCGCCGGTGTCCAATCCAACGTAGGTCACGCCGCCGTCATGCTCCACAGCGCAGCGCGCGGCATGATCGGTGCGGCTCGGTGTCTGCCGGTACGACCACAGGCCGGTAGTCGCCGACAGCTCCAAGGTCCACTGCCCGGGCAGCGTCAGCACGTAGAAGTCGCTGCCGCCCTGCCCATAGGCGTAGGCGGTCAAGGCGTTGAATTGTGCGGTCGTCAGCTCTTGCAGCAGCAAGTCGATCCACGGCGGTGAAATCGGCTGCCCGGCCTGCCCCGCGCAGCGCCAGATACGCTTGTCGGTGCCGACGAACGCGATCACGTCGCGCAGGGCCGCCAATGTCGACCGCACCGCAAGCCCGACCGACAACATGGAGTTGGGAAACGGGCTGAAGGGGAAGTCGGTACCGTCGGCTGCGTCATACCAGTTTTCGCATGACCTGCTGCCAAGCAACCACATGACGCGGCCCGATATGGCGATGTCGACCAGGCGGTCGGCCCGAGCTTCCTTGGTCGCGAACCACAACGGGTCGACTGTGCCCGGCGCCAGCGGCTGCGACCGAAACATCTTGGCATCTTGGTTGGCGTAGAAGTTCGACGCGGCGCCCCAAATCGAGAAATTGTCCAGTTCCGCCACGGTCGACGGATCGAAGTTAATCGACGCGTCGAACCCGGCGTTCTGGAAGCTGGACAGCGTCGCCGTGTAGGCTGTGCCGCCGGGCGTCGTCGCGTTGGCGTTGCTCGCTATCGCCAGCGCTGTGCGATCTTCAGCCATCCGGATGACAGGGGCGGCCGGAACGACAGCGACCTGCCCGGCCAGCGACATGCCGCTGCTTTCGACGCCGCGGTATATCGTGCCGTCAGCGTGACCGCTCCACAGGGTGCCGAGCGCGTGACAGAGCACAATGCAGGGCGACGTCGTCGGGCGGTTCAGCAGTGTCAGCCCGGGTGTGCCAATTAGCCGCACCTTGCCTGGCTTGGTTTCCT